GGCCGCTAGAGCTACACTCCCCCTCTCCGCACGATGTTGACTCCCCCCTATATTGTTCATTCCTATCCTTGCATCCTGAAGAGTTGGTGTTGGAAGCATCCCATGGAATATCTGCTCCGTTAGACTCCCCGCTACCCATTTCCTTCCTATTGATTCCCTGTACTCTGTCCTTTTTTGGAATCTCTCCTCGGTTGGTGTTATGTCCATTGTCGTTGGAGTGAGCAACAAACCAGACTCTGTCTCTCCTGTGTGGCGCATTGACGGCTGCAGCTGGAAGTACATACGGTTGGACTTCGTACCCTTGAGCTTCCAGGTCAGCCTGCACCTCATCGAAGACCATCCCTCCATTCCAATTAATAAGCCCGAAAACATTTTCGCCCACAATCCATGTCGGCTGAATTTCCCGAATTGCTCTAAGCATCTCTGGCCAGAGATGTCTCTCATCTTCTTTTCCAAGTCTTTTTCCTGCCATTGAGTATGGCTGGCATGGGAATCCTCCTGTGAGAATATCAATTCTGTTTGCATACTTTGTAAAGTCCGATTTAGTGATGTCTGTAAATTGTTCAGCTTCAGGCCAATAATAGTGAAGCACCTTCTGCCCAAATGGATTCCATTCGCAATGGAACACATTATCCCATCCCATCCATTGTGCAGCTAAGTCAAATCCTCCTATGCCTGAAAATAGTGAGCCATGCCTCATGACCTAACACACCAAGCGAATAAGACAGTCATTGCTAATGCATAGGAGGACATGATGATGGCATAAATCATCCATCCACGATGGTGCATCTGGCACTCGCTTAATTGAGCATCTAAATCTGAATGCTCTTTGTGCCACCATTCAACTGACTCTTGCAGCTCAATAATTTGATTTCTGAGCTTAAAAGCTGTCTCCTTGTGATAGTCTCTGCTACGCCTGTGATTGTCTGCATGCCTCCGGCATTGAGCCAAATCAGCCTGAAGTTTAATCAGTTCTTCCATTAGTATCTCAGGTTTACTTTTTCTCTGCGCTTATAGTTATAGATTTCCTCAATAAGGCTTAGATATTGAGAAACATTGGTGCAATCCTGAAGTGCTGATGGCTGAATTGATAACTTCTGAATGAATTCTGTAAAGCTGAATTGAGGCTTGTTAAATAATTGAAGCATACACCTTACAAAAATTGTGCGCTTATATCCTGAATAAAAAGGCCTAATCAAATTAATTAACTCAGCCTTTCTTTTTGCCTCTGACAAATCAAAAATTTTAAAATTTCCATTAGCAAATTGCTTGTATGCTGCACCATTATCGTGATCTAATAATGCCATACAACTTTTATGGTCAAGGCCGTAATCCTCCTTAAACTGTCTATAATTGATATAATCAGTCTTGCCAAGGTCACAATATGCCTCTAAAAAATCATCAGCAGTCCAGGTCTTAGAATTGGCATTTAATCGCTGAACCTCTGGTAAACCATAACCATTACAAATTACATAATTTAAAGGCAATCCAAGTTCCTTGATGATTTCGAACCTGTGCTGTCCATCAATTATCTCATAGGCCTCATTAACAGTAATGATGGTAAATAGATAATTTTCCATCATTGAGTTTTTAAGCCTCTTTAGATGTAAGGCATTTTTTTGCCTATTACCATCTAATGGCTTGAACATAAAGTAATCTGTTGTTGTGTGAACTTGGCTACTAACCTTTGCCAGTGGTTCACTAAATAAGTTTTTCATAAAATTGGTTTAAATATTTTTGCAAATAAAATGCAAAAGAATTGAGACGGAAAAACTATCATAAAAAAAATCAGATAAAAACCATGATGGTGTTCTTGAACCACCTTAGGCTACTGGCCTTGCGCAGCTGATTGGTCAGGGAATTCTCAAGATAGTAGCCACGCTTCTGCATCTCCTGCATGATATAGTCATTAGTCTGGCAATTTACATGCCCATCACCACCTTGCCCAGGGATTGCCCAAGAGAGAATGATGATGCCTCCCTCAAGTGAATGCCTGACAATGTTGTCAAGGAATGTCTGCTCAAACTCTGCCGGGATATGCTCACCCACTTCAAGACTCATCACGCATTTAAACTGCTTTTGCAGGTCAAACTCCCGGCTTAGGTCTTTGACCTTTGCTATGCCCCCTGATAGCTGCTCAGTATATGGGTTGCCATCATAGGCCTCCACTACCAGATTATGCCTGCGGAAGAACTTGGCATATTCGCCTGTGCCACATCCAAAGTCCACCAATGTATCGCACTTTCGAGCTTTGAGAATCTTGAGCATAGCTCCTGCCAGCCTGCCATCATGGGCATGGCCTTCTCTTGTGGGATTCTCCCAATAGCCTACTTTATTTATCTTCATGTGCTGTATTTAGTTCGTAGTACCAATCGATTGCCTTAATAACCTCTTCCAATGACCAGCTTACCACAACCATCCAGTTGCGGATGACCAGCTTATCGAATTGCTCATACTGCTGTTCTGATGGCTTGTTGTAACCTACCTTAAGCTCAATGGCTAAACCTGAGTAACCTCTTCGCTGATCTAATATAAGACAGTCAGGGATGCCTGGCTTTACTCCCATTGCCTTGAGCTTAGCAGCTTCTATTCCATTCCTGCTGCCTCCATTAGGACAGTGAAACCAGAATGAGCCTATAAGGTCAAGATAGCGAGCAACTGCCTTCTGTAAGTTGTCCTCGCTGCCTTTATATCGTGGGAACTTGTCTGAGGACTTTAATCTGATTTTTGGCTCAACCATCTCAAATATTATTCTTGCCAAACTATTTTTGCAGTTAGTTTTGCAAACCTAAACCAAAAGTATGGACTTGTTAAAGATTTCTGACTTCTGCCGGAAGTACAATTTGCCTCCGCATAGATTCACCAGGTACAAGAGGCTATTTCACACCGAAAAAGTGGATGGCTATAAAGTGCCTTGGGTAAAGCTGGATGACTGGAACTTGGCAATGGTGGCTGACATCCTCCAGCACACCGGCACTCGCAGGCACAAGGAGAGACTTACTCTTGAGGCATTCTGCGAAAAGTATGACTTGACTACTGAATACTTTAATAAGGTGTGCCACCGCATGACTCTGGAAGATCACAATGGGCAGATGATGGTGGTTGACAGCAAGCACAATTATGCCCTCCTGAAGCATGGGAGGCTGATTCGAAAAAAAATATGAAAAAAATGTAAAATATTTTTGCAGATAATTTGCAGATATAATTTCTGTGCTTACCTTTGTCTCAACATTTACCAATAACAATTACAGACATGACAACAGCACAGAGAATCGAAGAATTAACAGTAGTAGTTAATAACGCATTTACAGCCAACGCAAACGAGAGAGAGCAAGTGGCTAATGCTTGCAGAGAATTGTATAATCTGATTGAAGAGGATGTATATAATGCAGACAAAGAGTGGATGCTGAAGGGAATGTACACAGACCTTTGCTGCGGAAATTTTGCCGAGCCTTTTTATTGCGAAAGGAAAAAAATAGATTTTAACGCAATTGTTGAAATCTACAACACGAGAGTAGTACCATTTATTTAATCATCTATAACCAATAACAATTACAGACATGACAACAGCACAAATCATCGAATCAGTTAAGGCTATCCGTGACCAAATCTTTTTGATTCAGAATCAGTATGACAATTCTGAATTTAATGAGAAACTTGGGCATGCCTTTGGTCAAATTTCCGACAATTCAGTAGAGTCAGAACTCTTTGATGCTATGGAATCCCTTGGCAATGTACTTAGCATGATTGAACCTAATCCTTACAAGTAATCATGAAAGACTTCCCTCAAATGCCACTCAAGGAACAGATTATCCTTTTCGGCAAACTCTTCGCAGTGTGGATACTCTGCGCTATCGTAAATGCACTTTAATTTTTGTTCAATAAATAAACCAATAGAAGTATGGCAATTATTGCTAAATCTACCGGAGAAAGCACTCAGAGAGAGCTTATCCCTGCTGGCACTTATGTGGCCAGATGTTATTCAGTTGTTCACCTCGGTCATGTGACTCAGAAGTACATGGGCGAGGAGAAAGTGGTGGACCTGGTCAGGTTTACTTGGGAACTTCCTACTGAGCTTAAGTGCTTCAATCAGGACAAGGGCATGCAACCTTGCGCCATTAGTAAGGAGATGACATTCAGCCTGAATGAGAAATCAAACCTCAGAGCCATGCTTAATGCCTGGAGAGGTAAGGCACTAACAGAGGAGGAGGCTAAGGCCTTTGACCTTGCCAAGCTCATTGGCGCACCTTGCATGATTAATCTGATTCATCAGCCATCCAAGAGCAATCCTGAGCGAGTCTATGAGCGCATAGCAGCTGTGATGCCTATGATGAAGGGCATGACATGCCCACCGCAGCACAATCCATCAATGGAGTTCTCAGTGCTTGACTTTGACCGTGACAAGTTCATGAGCCTACCGGCTTTTCTTCAGGAGATGATTACTGACAGCAAGGAGTACAAGGCAATGATGCAAAGCCCTGCTCCGGCAGCACCTGTACGCACAGGTTATGAGGACAAGGTTGGTCATGTTGTGACAAATGCCACTGAACAGCGCATGGCACAAGTTGAAGATGATTTTTCAGACCTTCCATTTTAAGTCATGGCAACACTTTGGCAACTAACACAAGATGAACTCTCCTTCATCGCAATGATGGAGGAGAACGGAGGCGAGGTCAATGATGAAATCATGGAGGAACTTGCCATCCGCAGGGATAACTTCCAGGCTAAGGCTGAAGCCTATGCCAAGTTCATCCTCAAGCTGGAATCTGAGGCAGAGCAAGCTGCTGCTGAGATTAAGCGCATACAGGCACTCAAGAAATCCAAGGAGAATACTGTGCTGCGCCTGAGAGAGTCATTGCTCGCTGCGCTTATGGTGTTCACTCAGGAGGATGCTAAAGGCATCAGGAGGTATGAGACACCATTGGCTAAGCTCAGCACTCGCAAGAGTCTGGCAGTGGAAGTCCTTGATGAGACAGCAATTCCGGCTGAATTTTGGGTAATTAAGAAAGAGGTAAGCAAATCCACAATTGGACAGGCCATCAAGGATGGCGCAGAAGTACCAGGTGCGCAGCTGAAAGAGAACATAGGTCTGAGCATCCGGTAGTTTTATTGGTTAAATGTAAACTGGTGTAATGAAAAAGGGAGGCTTTTGGCCTCCCTCTTTCTTTTAGTCCTTAGTTTCAATTAAGGAGCAGCAGTAACAAACTCAGCAGTGAATACACCATTCACACCATCATTCACATCTCCGGCAGGGAACATAGAAGTGCCAGGAGTATAGGTGTCATAATAGTGGCTCATGAAGAAAGAGTAAGTTTCCTCACACTCGCTTGGCAATATTCTGGCGTCAATTGATACACGCTCAAGGCCTGGGACAGGCATCGTGAAGCGAGTCATTGTGCCGATGTTGCCAAAGTTGCCAACATACTCAAGGAACGGAGTGTAAACAATTGAACCAGGAGCAAACACGATGGCTGAATTTTCATCCCCCAGAATTGTGTTGGCATTAGGATCAAAGTAGAACTCAGCAAGACCTGTATTCTCACGAACAGTCGCAAAGTTAATACCGTTAGCACCCTGACCAAAGTATCGAGAATCATTCATCCACACACGCTGAAGCGCACCTGCACCACCGATGATGATGGGCGCACCATTGAATCCTGTGTTCATGTAGTTCTGCTTCATGGCAAAGAGACCAGCAGCATAGATTGAACCATCAACACCCTCAACAGTATAAGAAGGGTTAGTTGCTCCACCATACCAGTTACCGGCAGCAGCCTGAATCTGAGTCAGCAGGTCATCATTGATAGCCTGAACAAGAGCATTAGCAGAAAGCTGGATGTCAATGAACATTTCACGGACAACTGAAAGCGCACCTTGAGCAGCACCAATACCATTTGCTCTTTGGGCAATTTGTCCCGGTTGATTTGTCCCCGTTATTTCGGTAAGGGCCGAATATGCCTCACAATATGCCCTTAATTGAGCCTCAGACATGGTGAAGGAAACCTGCTTAAAGTTGTTCACAGTAAGAGTTTCCTCAATGTAGTTAAGCTGTGGGCCAGCCTCGCAGGACTTAGTATCAACTGCTGAAGAAGGAAGCTGACGCTGCTTGTAAACTACACGCACCTCACGGTTATGGCCTGTACCATTGTCATTAGCCTGACGAATGATTTGGCCTGCACGAAGGTTTGAAGGGTCTGTCAGGGCAGCAAGAGTGCCACCCATAAGCTGCACATTGGCAGGGTTGTTTATTAGATTGTCGCTCAGTGAGGTCAAAACCGCTGGGCAGACATTAGCTGTTGATAATGACATTTTAGTAAATGAGTTTTAACGCATTTTTGTCGCTATATTATCCATTTGTGCAAGGGCAGATTGGATAGAAAGCGGAAGTTGTGTGCCTTGGCTAACCACAGGGGCAGCCGGGAAGTTGGGTGTGCCTGCTGCATATTGACCAGGGTTAGAGCCACCTGACCCCTGTTCTTTAAGCAGCTTATTCTCTTGCAAAACTAATGCAGAAAGGTCAGAATATGAAAACTCTCTGCCATTGTGAACAAGAGGCAATGTAGGGTCTTTGGCATTTACCAGGCGAGCAGTATTGCGCTCGGCATCATAAATGATTTGTCCATCAAGTTGAGCCAGCTTGCGGTCAAGGACTGCCTGATAAGCTGGCACTCGTGCTGCCTCCGGTATCTGGTCATTCCACTGAATGCCGTTAAGCTGTGTCTGCTCCCAGAGTGATTTCATCTTGCTGACATATCTCTGCTCAATTAGATTCTTGTCTGCCTCTGCCTTACTGACCAGGTCATCATACTTGGCCTGAGCCTCTGCCATCTTCTTCAGGAACTCCTCAGACTGATTGCTGTTGGTAGCATTCTTAGCTTTCTCCTCAAGTTCCTTCAGCTTCTTGAGTGCCAGCTTTATCTTGTCTCCTGAGTTCTTGGTGACCTTTAGCTCTTCGATGCTATTAGAGTCAAGACCGTACTCTTTAGCCATGCGCACTATCTCTTCATCATAGCCCATCATGTAGTTGCTGATGAAGTGCTTTTTGAGGTCAAGGCTGGTCTTGGCAAGTTCAAAGTCATAAAGATTAGTATTGAACTTATTGCTGACTGCCTCTGGCACTTGGATGTCATTTAGCGCAGAAGCTGAGATCATCAAATTGAACTCAGGGTCTTCGCTAACTCCGGCTCTTTTTGCTTGCTGAATTAAAAATTCTTTAATGTTCATAGATTATAGCGGTAAATCGTTAAGGTCTTGGTCTGGGTGAATAAAGTTGGCAGGACTATCCAGGTCATTGCTTACCTCTGATTCTGCTACTGCTTTCTTCTTGCGCTTTGGCTTCTCCTCTTCCATTTCTGCCTTCATTTCTGCCTCAATCTCAGCCCTTAACTGTGCTTTCAGGTCTTCCTTCATTTTGCTCAGAAGTTCAGGATTGCTGAGTGAGTTCTGGTCAGTTGGCTGCATTACCTTGCCTATGTAAAGCTCGCCCATTGGCCTGATTCTGGCCCATGAAAAAGAACGCTTATTGACTGGCTTAGATAGCTCACGAAGCGCACCAGCAGCATTTACTGTAACCTCATAAGGTATGTCCTGCGCTCCTGTTGCAGGATTGATTTGCCAACGAATTACTTTGACTAAAGCCCGATTGCCACCCTTCCTGATAGCATCACGGATGTACTGAAGATTATCCATTTATGTTATTTAATTAAGTTACCCTGTATGATGAATCTGGCTTCGCATAAGGCCAGATGAATTGCGGTCTTGTCCGCAGATGTGAGGCCTGAAGCCATAGGCATCGCAATAGCTTTGCATATCGGCTGTCATTCCATCCAAGCCATTATTCTGCACCATAGTCCTATTGAACCAATCTAATGCGCACCAATTGGTCATGATGTAGGCATGAGTAAGCCACATTCCATCTCCTTTCCATAGACCAGGCAGCTCAGGAATATCTACTGCCTCAATTGTCTGCTCCTTGTAGCCGGCATAATAGTTCCAGCCAAGATGCAGGAAGTCAAAGTGAGGTAGCTTGTGCCAATTGTTTACCAGATTGGTTAGCTTAGCCATATCAAATCTGGCATCATCCTCCAAGACAAGGGCAGTCTGATGGCCCTCCTGTATTATCTTGTTCCAGACTTCCCGGTGAGAAGCACAGCAGCCTATTTCTCCCAGAGACATATTAGGCCTGTTCCTGCTTCTCTTCAAAGTATTATCAACTCTGTGGCTTACATTGTTGCCATCGTTGGCAATGTGCCACTGAGCTTCTTTACCATTAATGTCAGTAATGCCTTTTAGGTGATCAAGTAGCTTCCTCCTCCGGTGGACAGCTTTACTCAGGCTAATAAAGTAAATAGCATCAACAGGTAACTTCACAACTGATGCGCTCGGTAACGGTGAAGTCCATTGCGAAAAAGTAGGTCTCAAAGTTTCTCTCCTGAAGACCGAAGTATTGGCTTGCGATTGCTTTTGAGTTGAAATCTGTACCCGCATAGGTTATGCCTTTTGTGCGATTGATAATTGAGGTGATGCCAAACTCGGCATTTTCGAAGGTTGAGTTAGCAATGAGCTTAAAATTGACTGTCCTGAGTAGGCTATTGGCCCTCCCTCCGGCAGCTGCTGCCTCAACTGAGGCTGACTCTCTGACAAAGAACAGCACCAAAGGATAAGTGTCATTGACAGCACAATAAGTGTTGCCATCCTTGGTCACATAGTTGCCTGCACTGCCTTCAATAATGGTCTCCACGGCCTCGCCATAGTTGAGCATGGTGTTGCCAGCAAAAGTTCCTGCCAGATTCTGGCATAGGTCTTTTAATGCGCTCTCAACTGTTACCTTAGTGACTGTCATTTGCTCAGGAATTGTGTGGCAAGTCGGTTAATGATCTGAAGTGATTGCTCAAGTTCTTCCTTAGATAATTCAAAGGTAGTGCCAAATCTGCTTTCCAATGAATTAGCAATCTGAAGCTGCTCAGATGTTGTAAATGTAATGCCATAAGCAGTGTCAGAAATAGGAACAGGCTTCCATGATTTCCACATATCACCAGAGAAAGTGAAATCAATGTAAGCGGTCTGAAGGCCTAACTTTTGGCGGAGTTGCTTATAGCTATCCGTGCTGCTTAATGTCTTGAGTCGTTTTTTGCTGGCAAAGCTCTGAGCCTTACCAAAAGCTGAAGGAATAACTCTCTGCCCATATTGACCAATTTGAGAGCCATCTGACTTTTCACCATCCTGCTGCACTCTTGCTTGCACAGCCGGAGCAGCATAAAGGGCAGCAGCTCTAAGCACCTTGTCTGCTTTGCTTGCCTCCTTAAGGTTTTTTAATTGCTGCTTCAGGAAGGCAGCAGTGGAATCATAGACTGGCATAAACTTTTTTTTAAAATATTTTTGCAGTTATTTTTCCTTTGTGCTTATTGCATCACAAATCTAACCAATAATATTATGAATTTTGAGAATCCGATTGTAAGAATGGACACTACCAATCGCATGTGGGTGGACATTAAAGTGAAGGACATACAGGTCATTCACAAGGCCTCGCTGATGGGAGGCAGGTTTTGCATCTATGAACTCTACGGCCAACACTACATGAACTTTGTTCATCAGGCTGAGAGAGCTTTCTTCAATTTCTATGGCCTTCAGATCACCGAGGAGCAGTACCTGTTCCAGATGCAATCCTGGGGCAATGACTCATTTGAAGTCAGACCAGGCACTGAGTTAATCCTTGCAGACAACCTTTACTTTATTTAATTATGTTCAATAGAGAAATGAGAAGGGAGGTCAAGAATGGATTATCGGCTGGCTTCTTCTGGGTGCTTTATGCCATCCTTGTGAGCTTATTACTAATCAAATTAATTGCCTACATAAATGGATAGAGACATAAGCATCTGCCTGACCTCATGCGGTAGGTTTGCCGAACTTGAGCGCACCATTGTTAGCCTGGTTAAGTTTTGGGATGGGCCACCACCGGCAGCATTTTACATCCATGAAGACAGTGGTCAGAATCCAAAGGACTTGATTCAGCGTATGGATAAGCTACTCCTTGACCATTGGAACATCATGGCTGATTGGACATTCAGCACTTATGCTGGACAAGTGCATGGCCTTGATGTTACTTACGAGCAGGTAAAAACTCCTTATATATTTCACTGCGAAGATGATTGGGAGTTTTTCAAGACCGGCTTCATTGCTGCCTCTCGGTCAGTTCTTGAGCATGACCACAGGATTCACACTGTCTGGCTCAGAAATCCAGATGACCGCAATGGGCATCCAGCACAGCACACCAAGTACAACACAAAGAACGGAGTGCGCTATCAGCTCATGGCTACCAATTACAGAGGAGTATGGCATGGCATGACCTTTAATCCTGGTCTCCGTAGGCTATCAGACTACAAGGAGATAGGCAGATTCACCACTTTCACAGAATGGAATCCCAAGAATGCCATTACAGCAGAAATGGCCTACAATAGGAGATACAACTTAGCTGGCTTTTACGGAGCAACCTTAATGGAAGGCTATGTTAAGCACATAGGTTATCACAATTCCACTAAAATGAGAAAGGCATGAAAGCAACACTAATTTTTAATATGAATGACCTGGATGATGAAATGGAGCATCGCAGGTGCATGAAGAGCCTTGACATGGCTCTGTTCATCTTTGATTTTACCAATAAATTAAAGAGGCTTGAGGACACTTCAGAAGATGGTAAATACATCAATGAGGAGCATCTGTGGAAGGCTTGGAATGAAACTCTGGAGGCCTATGACATTAACATCGACCGGCTATTAGTATGACACAGCTTGAGCAAGTAAGATTGATAATCCTTAAAGACATTAGGCAGAAGGAATATCTGAAAGGGATTAATTCTGACTTAAAGTGCAGCAGTGCCTACTTTAGTGGATGCCTTGCCTCACTCAGATACCTTAAACATGTAATTGACAATTTGATTAACGAAAACAAAGATGAAAGAGCAACTGATTAAAATACTTAAAGAGAACATTGACCTGACCTATAATTCAGTTGAAGATAGGATGTCAATCAACTTCGAATATTTGGCAGAGAAAATCCATGACTATGTCACTGATGATGGCCTCACCCAGATAATCACTCCAATAAATCTGCGAGGCATTAGAGGCAAGGGAGAGCAGTCATTCATTGATGGCTGCGACTTGGATGACATAAAGGAGAGCTATCCAGATAAAGACTACGAGAAAGAGATTTATGTTGATGGCTTTTGGCAGGGCTACATTGAAGCCTACCAGGACACCACAGGAATAGACCTACCACTGCCATGAATGAGCAATCACCAATTGAAGAACTCATTGCCTTCATGATTGACAATGAGGGCAAGATTGATGTCAATGACATTCTGATAAAGGCAGAGCTAATAAATATGCGCTCAAAGCCAAGGCAAGCAGGCTGGTACTTTAACGGAGGCCTATACCGTGACCTTGACCAGCTCAGAGGCAGAACAATGTCAGAAAATAATCACCCTAAACCATTATTCTATTTCCCATGACAGCAGTAGAATTTCTTGAGAACATCCTTCATGATTTCATCCATCCTGAACATGCGGCAGAGTTTTTTCCTTATGTTGAGAAAGCCAAAGCAATGGAGCGTGAGCAACATGGACAAACATGGGATGATGCAATAACTGCATTTAAGGGCAGAGGATTGGTTGAGTCCAGGGCAATATGTGATTTTGATGAATATTACGAATCAACCTATGGCACAAACAGCAATTGATTGGCTACTTGAGCAGACAATGTACATGCGATCAACAAAGTGGCCCGACATCATTGAACAAGCCAAAGCAATGGAGCAGCAACAAATCATTGATGCCTTCAATGCCGGTCAAGCAAAAGAGGCCAATGAGCCATTCTGGACAAAAGGAAACTATTATTACGAGCAGAAATATGGGAAGCATACTGACAGCAATCTATGATGATATGATGGAGAAGCATGAGCAACTTCAGGCAGTAGATCATCCTGCCCACTACGGAGGAGCAGACAATACCTATGAGGCCATTAAGGTCATTGAGGCTTGGGAGCTTGGCTTTAACCTGGGCAATGTGGTGAAGTACATCAGCAGGGCAGGCAAGAAGGGCAGCAAGCTGGAGGACTTGAAGAAGGCGCAATGGTATCTTAATCGTGAAATCAATAAGTTATGATAAACATAGAAAAACAACAGCAGTACATTATTGATGCTATTGATAATGAGCGCAAAAAAACTCACAAATGGGATTTGCGAAATACATTTAGACAGGCAGTTTATTTTGAGCCTGCTTCTGGTCGATTCCTTTTTGATGATACTTATATCAGATATGAAGTGATTGAGCCACTTATAGCTAATGGCACTTTGGTGTATAAGGAGTTTGCAATGCATCAGGGAGACAAAATGCTAAAGTATGTACTTGCATAATTGTACGGCAATTGCCCGTACATGCCGTAGGTCTATGGCCTCACAAATCCCTGTTGAATCAGGCCAGCATTATCGCAGTTGAAGCACAGTCCTTCACCTCTTAGATTCAGTTGTCTTGCCCAGATTGCCAAGCTCTGCTGATAGCCATCTAAGAAGGTAGCCATAGCTCGCTCAGTGAACTCTCTGTTGCCCTGACTGAAGTAGTTAGCTCTTGGGCTGGCTACCTTCTGCCAAAGTATCTGGTAGCACAGAAGATTTGCCCAGGCATCAACCAGAAACTCCCTCTGCTGGCAGATGAATGAATCAAGTGAGCATACAAGCTGAGCATCTATGTATATTCCTGACTGACTACTATCCTGACTCCACTGACTGCCAAAGCCATAGTCAAGCGGAGCAGTCACGGGGAAGATGCTCCAGCCATTGCGCCAAAGGTAAGTGAAGCGAGTAGCACATTCAATATCCATCTGATTCCATCCCCAATCAGTGAACATTCCTGTGGTGGTTGGCAGAGTTGTGCAATCAACTGCCACCATGATGTTAATCTTGTCAAAGTCGGAATAGAACTCATTATTGATAGGCACATAATTCATGCCCTCAGTCAGGTCAGCAGTTCCTTGGTCAAGTATCTTGCCATCCTGAGTCTGGAATACATACCAAGGCACTCCGGCAACAGCAGGGCCAGCATTATAGATGTAGATTTGCTTTACTCGCAGGGCCAGATACTTGCTGCCTTGGATGCTTACAAATGCTCCCTTCAGGATAGCCTCTTCAGGCACAACCTGAATCTGCTGCCACTGCTGCACAAATTGCTTGCGAGTCTGGAATAGCACTTGATCTAATTGAGCCTCTGCTGAAGTGAACAGTGCAGCTTGCACATCACGCTTCATCCTGACATAGCTCACAGCCTGAGCTGAATCCCACATGCCTACATAAGAGGCCTGCTCAGGAGTGGCAATCTTATCCAGAAGCTCCGAACTCATGCCCGGATAGTCATTGATGTATAGGCCAGACAGAGGAGCATCCACTGTGCATCCTTTTAGTCCAATGTAGTCTTGCAGGCAATTCATAGTCACAAAAATAGTCAATTATCGTGACTGCCTATATTAGGGGCAGTGATGCGAAATATCTTGTTAGTCAGGGCAACCCATGCCGATAGCACTTGCCCCAGAATGAACATCAGGACAGAATCTGATGGCTCTACTTTCTCAATTTTATAGAGCCAACCGACTCCAACAAGCAAGCCAACAAGCACAACAGAGGTGCAGGTGTAGGCATAGACTTGCATGCGCTTACTGAATAAGGCATGGCTCACATGCCCGGGAACAGGCCTTTCAGAAGCCCTCCCACGAATCTGCCCCTGCGTTCCGCCCTTTCCTGCTTGTGATTCTTCGCCTGGTTGCATGAGTCGATATAGATAACTGACTTTGCAAGCGCATTAATTTGCCTTCTAAGGCTATCAGCTGTGTCTTCATTTCGCAGCAATCGCACGGATGAGGCAATAATGTACGCATCATTCTGCCTAATAGTGTTTTCCAACTTCTTATGTTCAACTCTGGCTGTGTAAATGTCTCCGCCAATATAGACAATGAAGAGGCAGAATAGAATGAAGGTGTCTTTACTTATTTCCATAACAGCAGCTTTTTTATCTGTAAAAATAATTTAGCATATCCTGTCATAGGCACAAGGTCACCAATCTCATTATACCACAGCACCTGCTCCTTGTAGCCTCTGTGAATATCCAGAATCATGCGGTAAATGCGATACAATAGTATCAATGACCAACCGTGATGATATAGCCATTCTTCTCCGGCATTGTAAAATTGTGGGTCTGGGTTTGCCATTTTAGTTAGTATGATAGCTCCATAAGCAGGAGTATCATAAATAAACTTTACCAGCTCCTCCTTTAATTCATGTGTCATTGTTAGTATGTCCAGATCACCTGGGCAGGCTTTGTTGGGTCGCAATCGCAATGAATAAATGAGCTTGCAATCCCAATGCGAGTAAATCCTGCCTTTAGCAGGGCATTCACAATAGTAAACTTAGTTGTGCCGGAGTTAGCAGCTATATCTGCTGCCCATCCTTGAACATGACTGCTATCTGCCACTCCTCCCACCTTTAGATTGTGAGCAGCAGTGCGGAAGCCTGAATTAATCTTAAATGGTATTCCAGCAATGGCTCTGGCATTGTCAATCCTTTGCAGAAATTGTGGCTGCATCTTAGCCCCTGAACCAGGAGCATCAGGAGAGTCAAACTCTGCAATCTTGAAGTGCTTGAGTGGCTGAGTCATGAAGTAAAATTACTTAATACGAGTGAATTTTTTAGCTGCACTTTTTACGGACTTTTTGCCAACGCATCCCCATGCCTTTCGGCTCAAATCATTTGCACAAGGAGGATTCTTACACTTCTTTATGCCAGATGAACGAGCGCAATAGTTGTCTCCCTTGGCTGTGCCAGGTGCAATGGAGTAGCCCTTTGCCCCGAACTTTACGGTCTTGCCATTGACCTTTGTCTTAAACTTCTTGTCAGCCATTTTACAAATAGTTAGGTATTCACTTTACATTATCTGCCCTGACCTTTGTAGGCCTTCTGTCTTGCCGCCTTTGGCTTTCTGGACTTACTATGCTTGCCTTCTCTTCGCTTACCAAAGCTGACTTTAGATTGTGACTCTTTCGCCTTTTTCATAGTGTAAATATCAATTATTTAAGCCTAATTTTGTTAATCCTATATGCGAGTTGAAGATAACATTTACACCCAGAGAAATGGAGCTGCTCCATGTGCTTGCCAAGGGCAGGCACTTCCTGAAGGATCAGGCTAATCCTAATCGCCCACAGAGGCAGTGGGGCAATGACCGAGAGACAATTGACCTCCTCGGTGTCATGGGTGAATACGCAGTCAGTAAGGCTCTAAAAATTCCAATGGATATGTCTTGCGGTCTGGAAGGTGATGGAGGCACTGACCTGATGATGGATGACTATAATATCCAGGTCAAGACAACCAAGTATAAGACAGGAAGGTTAGTATTCAATATGAATGACAAGTTGGACGCTCACATCTACATCCTATGCTTTGCCCCAGAAGGAGGAGCAGATGTTATCCTTCAGGGGTACATCAGAAGGCAAAGCATGGATGAAGTCATGACTACGCAGAACTTAGGCTATGGCCTTCGCAAGGTCATTGAGCAAAAGCACCTAAAGCCTATCTCCCTACTTCTCGCATATAGGGAAGGAAAGTAGGGTGAAAAAGGTAGGGTGAAAGCGTGACAAATTGGAACGGGTTGCAACTTAGTCGGTACTAAGTCTGGACTAAGTTGGCGTCAAGTTGTAGCCACCTGGGGACAAATTGTCCCTATCACCTCAGCCCTGCTCTGTCCTTCTCCTTTGCAGCTTCATACTGCTCTTTACTTACAGGCCATAGCTGATGCCGGCAATTGTAACCTCCACGATAGATAAATATTGTGCTGCTGTTTGTGCCAGCCATGCGCCCCTGCCAGCCCTTGAGATTGGGCCATGCCTTCACTTCATCAGTAGTGAAGTATCTGCCTGCTCTGCTTACACAGAAAGGCCTTGAGTCAGCAATCAGTGTGCCTTGGTAGTAATAATGGTCAACATCAAGATCAGCAGCAATTGTCTGAATGTACTCACTATTAAAGGTCATCACAGCATCATTGGTAGTTTGCTTGATGTATCTGTTGAGAAATGGCGCATCCTGTGGACTGCCTTCAATAAACTTTCTGAGTGTCTTATTTAGTTCAGACCTTGAACCTATGCCAGCAATGTTATCCTTCAGAACTTCCTGAATGGCTGTGCCAAAGTTCTCTCTGATGCCTGCACCGAGCAGAGCATCCTTAGTAGTGGCTATGTTGGCCTCCAGGATGGCCTTGTAAAGTTCCTTCTTAGGCTTGAAATCACCTATGGCAATGGTAATGTACTCATTGCTCAGTTCAGCCAGCATCTCAAAGCCCTTAATTACCTCAGCCACTTGCAGCTGGTATGGCGCATTGGTGACAATGGTATTGGCAATGTCCTTCTTGAGCTTAATCAGTTCTTTAAGTGACTTAGCCCTATCCTTTGGGTCAAGTGACAAGTCAGAGGCCAAGTCAATCACCTGGTCTGATAGCTTGGCAAAAACTCTGGGCAGAGCCTCATCCATCCGGCTTTCAATTGCCAGCTGAAGTTCCTGAATTTGCTTGATTAGTTGCTCAGGAGTTTTAGCCATATCATAGGCCTTCTGGCATTATTGGCACAAGTCCGGCATTGATTTGAGCCTGCTTCTCAGCGGCCAGAGCATAGACCTCTGCCCTCTGAATAGCGAATGGTTTATCATACCATGTGGCATCCTCCTCCACTTTTTGAGTGATAAAGGCTGCGAGATTACCACTTAGGATGTAATCCAGCTGAGAGCAGCCATTGCTTGCCAGCAGCACTGTCTTTTCATCTGTGGTCTTGAATGGCAATGGATCAAGGCTACTCAGGAGCTTTAGATATGTCTTCTGGATGCTATTCTCGCCATATAACTTTTCCACATAGTCCATCTCAATGCCGGCAGTAATCAATGGATTGAACTTGCTATCTACTGCCTTCTTGAGCTGCTCCGCTACCATGTCGGCAGTCATTACATCATAATCAGTAGGCACAGTGATTTGCGGAAGTGCTGCCTGAATCTTGTCACTATCCATCAGACTGCTGGCAAAGAGGCTATTGTACCTCTGAAGCATGATGTAGAAGCAGACTTTGCGATAAACCTGAGCCAGGTGAACAGTCACAGAGAAGCAGAAGGTGTTTAGCTCTTTTCTGTCATACTCCTTTGCTATCCCTGACTGAGCAGCAGGAATTTGCCCAAGCAATTCTAAGCCTATTGCCTTAAATCCTTGAAACTCTTTCTGAAGGATGTCCTCCTGGAATAGCTTTACGGTTTCCACAGGCCTCTCAATGTAGCCTGCCGGAGGCACAGGAGGCACAAGCGGAGTCGGGTTGACAGCACTTACTCTGTCAATATTGATTTCCATCAGGCCAAATGGTGAGCTTGATGCCCTACCTGAGCCTGAGCAGTCATTACAACTGACTTTCTCCTCCTTCCTGTTTACTCTTATGCCTGTGCCATTACAGGTCTTACAAGGAGACATCTTCAATGCCCACTTCTGAGGCAGTGCATGCATTGCCCAAAGTATGTTCAAATCATCAGTCCTGAATAGCACTTCATTCCATGAGGGCAGACAAGGAGCAAGGACTGAATCATAAACCAGCTTGCCATCTTCTTCCTCATAAATGATGTTGCCTACTTTACACGCAGGCAGATAGCCAAACTGATATGGCAGAATGAATACCTGGAATGGCTGGTCATAGGTGTACTGATTAACCTGCCTGAAGAGCATCAAGCCTTCTGTGGTTATGCAGAGGAACTGATCCCACTTCTTGCGATTAATATCAACATAATCATCAACCTTAGTAATCACAAAGTCCTCTTCTTCCCAGATTAAATCCTCGCTCTCAATAATCTGAGGGTAAGGCTTTGCCCAATCAAGAGTAGTAGTGCCGGATGGGTCTTCGATAAAGTCCTCATAATCTGGAAGCGTTACCACTACGGCATTTGCATCCATCAAATAGGTTTTTAGGAAGACATTAAAGAGCCATTTTTCAAGGCTTCCTGTCTTTGGAAGTTCCTCCTCTACATAGTGCTTTAAGGTGTTGTTTTGTAAACCTATGCGCTCTGCTATTCCTGTCTTCTGAAAGTCAGATTCAAAGGTAATCTTGAAGTCATCAGCCTGCTGAATCTTTTGCAGGAAAGTGTAAACTCTCCCTGTGGCAGTGGTAGTTGGAGCTTGCCATCTGCGCTTTCTGTACTCCTTCATCCATGGCTCTTCGCTCGGATGTTGAGCATTCAAGAGCTTCTCGGGGTACTCATTTTCGAAGTGGTACTCCAATTCTTCAGCTTTTTCACGAGCCTCTTCAATGTAGTCGTGCCTGCCTTCCCGAATCTTACGGTCAAGCAACTTCGATAGTAGTACCCCGATTAACTCTTCCATGTTTACTTACTTAATTAGTCGCAAGCTACGGTAATTGTTACTTCCTGCTGACCGAATACACAGCCATATTCATTGGTAACTGTTACCATAAATGTGTAAGTACCATCCACAATTGGATTCCAAGTGACTTCACCTGTTGCTGGGTCAATTGCGAACTCAATGTCCACAAGGTCATCACTTCCGCTTACTGCTTCAGCAGACCAGACAAGAGCAGGCGCACCTGAGATAGCACCAATGTTCAGCACTGCCTCAAAGGTTGCAGTCTGGCCCTCTCCGCAAGCAGAGTTCCAATTGAATCCAGAATAAGAACCCCCGGTAGCAACTGAGATGATGTAGTAGAGACCCTCAAGGAATGTATCAGTATCAAACTCGTAAGGCAGAGGATTGACCTTACTCACCCAGTTTACAGTTACCTCAGCCATCTGGTAAGTGTTAAGGTCAGCAGTGATGATTGGGTCACCGATAACTGTCACATAATAGCCAGAGGCATCCCAGATGCGACCAGGAGTGAAGTAGTAAAAGTCAAAGTTCTGAGCAGTTGCAAGGATGTCATTGTAAAACTGAACATTGTTCTGAACTACACCTTGCTGATCTTGATAAGTAAGAGTGTGAGTCTTGGCAAGAGCCTTAGTGTTCTGCATACCACGGCCAGCAACAGTGGCTGTCTCAGGCCTTGGCTTTTCGCCTGATGTGTTAAACACAAGGTAAGCCTCGCCATTCAGATAGCGGTCATACAGAGCAGCAATCCAGAGGTCAGCAGTTGATTTCTCCTGCGCACTTAGTGCAGCAGATTTGCGAACATAAGCCACAGCGACAATCTTATTCTGAAAGTCTGGGTCGCAAAGAAAATTCTGATAGCACCCTACATCGGGGCATGTTAGTGAGAAAATAGACATTGTTTATTAGCAGTTTAAACAGCTTGAGTTCTTGGGCTGAAAGCCCTGAAGGAGTGCCTGAAACTTCATTTGTGATAAAGTCTCAAAAGAGCTTTGTGTCGTGAAGTCTTGAATGGTGGCTACTTCAATGTCTCCCTTCACAAAGATTGGTTTTCCTGACCAGACTAAGTACGCATGCCGGGTGGCATCGGTCATAGCGAGCTGTGTCTCTAAGTCGAAGAAATCCGTATGCAAATCTAATGATAAATCCTGCTTGTTCTGAGGCCGCCTGTGGACACCATTGCTCTGCCTGTATAGGTTTTCCTCAATGATTGGCTTCTCGCCTCCCCCATTAAGGCCTATTCTTACCTTCTGCTTCCAATTGTCAAAATACTCAAAGCCCTGGGCCATTGTGTTGTTATCTGACCAGAACTCAAGCATGGTGCTGAAGCAATCAGAGGGGTCAATGTTGATGATGTTGCTCAGTGAGTAGAGTGAATAGGCATTCAAATCAACTACTTCACAGGAGCAGCTTTGCGTTTCTGTGGCGAATAGAAGGTCAATAAATGAGCCTGACTCTGTCATGATGTAATTACGCATCATGTACTCCACATTGCAATCAACGGTGACTGTCCAGCTCCATGCAAGTGTCACTGTCTCCTCATCATAGGTGCAGTTCATGCCCGGAATAGTATTGGAGAAGTCAATAATGTCCTGCAATGTAAAGCCACCAGGAGGAGGCACAGGAGGAGGGACTTGAGTATTGTAAACTTGAGAGTAAGTAACTCCATCATATAAACCAAAGCCATAGAATCGACCTATGTACTCAGGATTCTCATTGATGCCATCAATGTAAGCATTCACTCCATCAACTATCTCATAGGTAAATGTCAGCTCGCATGTTGTGCCTCCTCCTGTTTCTTGGGCATTGTAAAGGCCCATCCTGTAACATCCTGCCCTGACTGCTGGAATTGTCACTGAGGCCTGCATTTGGGTGGGAGCGCAGCATAGCTGCTGAATGTAGCTGCTGTAAAAAGTAACCTCATCAACTATTGACCTTGTCTGGATAGTTGGATAGTCGGCTGACTGATAATTGCAGAAGTTTAGCTGCACTCTCTCAACTCCATCCACAACTACTATCTCACCATTGACTTCTATGCCAGCAGGCCAGGTCAGAGCCACAACAGCATCAATGAAGTCCTGCTTATCATAAGTAGTCACAGTGCCTGCCGGAAGTGTGGCAATTGAAATGCCAAGCTGCCCTGTTATCTCAGTTGCTGCTCCTGTGCCTGTGTAATTAGTAGTGGCATTTGAGAAGAAGAACTGAAGTCCGGCAGGGCCAACAAGAAGGTCAATAAACGAATCCCAATCATCATAAGCTGGCTCTTCCTCATCTACTGTAATGTAGGCCATCAATAATGACATGCAGCAATTTCTGCTTGCCTCGCCTATCTTTTGAATGAATTGCCCATCCTGCTCGAATAGGCCTACATCCACGGAGTTTATGCCTCTGAGATTGCCATTAACAACATTAAATTGATACTGATCTCCTGGCTTGGCAGGCATAGCATAGAACTCAGGACTTACATAGCAACCTGATGTAAAATCTATAAACTCAAAGTCAAAGGTATCATCATTGTAAATCCATCTGCCTGCTTGTAATGGCTCATATGGCATTGCTGTGACTTCTGAATAGGCAGTCATGAAGTTGTACGGAGCATTTCCGTACTCATCAGAAACAAACCTTTGCCACTTCCATCCACCATCCAGCCTACCCACCAGAATAAACTTGCGCCTGTTGGCATTTACAAAATTGAACTGAACACGCTCATAAACTGAATAAACAGGATGGTCTCCTGACTTAACCCAGCCATCAGGCATTGAATAGGCATTAAATTCAGACAGAATCAAATTGCCATAAACAGGGTCAATCAATGATGCCTGAATGATGCGCTCCATTACGCTGATGATGTAAGTGTCATCACCATTGAGAGCAGGCAGCTCAAATGTGCGCCTGTTCTCATAAGGCAGATTAGGCACAGGCTGCCGGTCTGGATTGCCATTGCCATCCAAAAACCAATTGTCTCCTCTGGCTAATCCTGATGTGGCTACATTGGTAGTGGGATTGAATGAGTAAGTTATAGGGAAGATGGCAGAGCCATTGATATTAACTATCTCTAATGCCTCACTAACCTTAACTTCCTCCTGAATTAGAGGCTCGGCAAATGATCCTGAGAATGAGCCAGGGGTGAAGGCATTGACATTAGAATTAACTACAATCTTGGTAGTAGGATTGTAAAAACCATTAACAGTAAAGCCTGCCCCTGACAAATTAAGGGCAGCCATGTCAGGGTTAAATACATTGATGTTATACTCGTTATTTGGAGTTTGTAGTATCTTCTGAATAGTAAAATCAAACCTGCCAAAATATGGCAACTCCTCATAAGTCTTCACCCATTGCTTAATCGCATAATAAAGGCCATCAATTGTCTTACCCGGCCAGATGCTTGGCAAATCAATTGTCAATTGCCCGACCATCTCATTTATGAGGTCAGTCATTATCTGGTTATCAGGGTAAAACCCTGCATTCCATGCTTGCTTAAATCTGTAGAATGGATTAGGATTGCCCATTGCTCAAGGTGTCAATTATCATCTGTGCCGATGTCTGAAGGACACCATTGATGGTTGTTTCGTTAGCAACTAAAATAACATCGAAATCATTATTATCATTTAGAAGGTTAATTATACAAGCACCCCCCTCAATGTATGATTGACCACATTTAAATTGATTGTCTTTAAATGTCAATAAGTTGTCTGTAAATATTAAATCAATTATCATGTTGGTGTTACTGCGATTAAGAGGTTAGTGATATTTCTATTTGCCGAAGGGCCGCACCACAGAATCAAGTACTGATTAACACTCCAATCAATAACAACTGTCGAAGAACCGACGGATGCAATATTAGTCCACGGACTGGAAATGTATCTCGTAGTGTCTCCACTTAACCCTCCATACAAATTAAATCCTAATGTTCCATTAAAACCCTGTATGCCTGCATTAAGAAGGTGTGCGCCTGAAATTTGCAAAGCCCCTGATAGACTTATGGTGGTATTTATTGATAGATAAACATTTACTCCTGTTGTTGCATTTGAGCTAAATGTTTTAAAATTGGCAACAAATGAATTATTAAGGGTAAATGTTCCGGCAGGAATCAATAAAGACTGAATAATTGTATTAGCAGCAGGGTTGGTTATTGTGGTCGCAGTTGTTTCTTTAAAATACTGAAGTGCAATTGCTCCTCCATTATTAACCCATGATAATACTCCTGAGCCATTGGTTTGAATTACCGTACCTGAAGTGCCATCTACATTCGGTAGTGTCCATGTAACAGGTGTACCGATACTGCTTGGTGCTTTAATGCCAACATAATCATTTCCTCCTGCCTCTTTAAACCTTATCTCTCCGGCACTTGCGCCATTACTGAATGAAGGCACTGTGGTGTCAATGACAACATTACCTGAAGCATCTGGTAGAGTCAGAGTTCTGTCGGCAGTAGGTGCAGTCAGTTGGATGTATGTCTCATGAGTGTCTAATTCAGACCTAAATCCAAGCACTCTGGTTGCCTTCTGCCAGAACATAGTCAGATAATCCGTAATGCCTGAGGGCGCACTATTGGCGGAGTGAATGTGCAGATGTCCATTACCATTACTTGAACCTATTTTAGGGTTTTTAATTACCACAAATTTAGTCGGTGACCCCTCATAGGTTAGGTCAGGCACTCCATTGAATGCTCCAGTATCATTATATTGAATCTCTCCTGGATTGCCTCCCGGTGTGCCTGAACCTGCCGGAGTTGCCCATTGGTTATCGCCTCTTAAAAATGTAGTTGCCGATGGTGTGCCTGTTGCGGATAACATTGGAATATCAACTGCACCATTGGCAATCGTTGCGGCAACAGAGCCAGTACCTGATGCAGTTACATCACCAGTAAGAGCAGTAATGCCTCCTCCTCCTCCTCCAGAGATTGGAAAGTAGGCCACAACTCGCCAATTGGCTGAACCTTCTGAAATAATCAGGCAACAATCTCCGGCAGCAGTCGTGATGTTGGCAGTTCCTGGCAGAATTAGACTCGTTGCATTATAGGTCAGAGTTAAAACTCCATCAAAGCATAGAATGAATCGTGAGCCTGCTGATGCGCTTCCAAAGCTGGTGATGTTGGTTGTGCCTGTAATGTGGACAAAGTTGCCATTAGCACTTGATAAATTAACTGTTGCCCCAGATGCTAAGGCTGTTGATCTATTCTCATAAAAGGCATTCTCAAAGGTTGATTTGTCCTTCTGAGTTACAAAGCTCTCAATGCCACTTGTCAGCCAATCACGGAGGTCTTGTGGTGTGATTAGCTGACTATTATTGTCAGGAAATAAGCTAAGTGAGTCTGTGCTTAGTTGGGTTCTGGTACTATTCGCCATTATCGAAGCCTGTGCTGAATCCGTCTGTAAATGCTCCTCCTATGCCTGATGCAGTTGCTGCCATCAGTAGAGTGAACTTAGTTGTACCACCGGAAGCATCCTCTGGCTGATTGGTGGCCTCGGTGATGAAACCTTGGACATCAAGACTGCCTGAAGTGAGCCTAACTTTCCGGTACTGCTCATCCTGTGACAAAGTTAAGAAATCGCAGAGACTTTGAGGGTATGAGAACTCAATGCCTATTGGCTTGAATAGGTAGTCCTTGTAGGCTACATTAAGGATGTCGGCATAGATGTCTGAGTTCTCAACAATCTGCCCATTGATTATCTCAATGCAGCTTTCAGTCTCATCATCACCGTTGATTGTGCTGCTATAATTAGTCTGATACTGCCCCACTTGAAAGCGCAGCCTTGGGTTAATTGTGCCATAAGTGTGCATGCCCAGCACCTTCCACCATCGGCAGGCTACCCTTGCCGGAGTGTGGTAAATGTTGTAGAGGCCTGACAATGGCCCACTGCTGGCAGTGATGTAGTTAGATGGCATGCTGACTTCGCCAGGGGCAAATGTTACTGCACCCGTCTCCTGTGGCAGATTAAAAATGGTGTTCTGAATTGGATCAAATGATAGTGAAAACCTATTAAGCCAGATAATGAATGTCTCATAATCATTAGGCCTGTCAGATGTTGCTCCACCAAAGGTGATGCCTGAGAGCCTTCGGCTGAACTCAATGGCATAGCCTTCTGCAATAGTTCCTGAGCGCAGGTCTTCCTTTGCACTGCTGGCCTCATTCATTGCCTTATTATCCACAAAGTAATTGCGGTCAGTATGGATGGCATAGACACCACTCAGCTGAATGTTCTTCCACTTATCATCATAGCCAAGTGTCATGTTGTTCTTGAGCAAATCAACCTTAGCCATCTGATCTACCTCCCCAACATTCTCAAAGCTCTGGCTGATGCTATCCTGGTAGAAGTATTCCCTCGGCTCTACTCTGATTTTCCACTCTGTGCCATCCCATTCAAAGGCCCATCCAAGACAGAATATCTTATCGAGGTCATCAAAGGTTTTCTTCCAGCTTGTTTTCAATGCGCCTAAGTTATCCTGACCATCTGCCTGCCTTATTCTTAGGCCATTGGTCAGGGCATTGTTCCAATAGCAGCCATTGCCTGACTCACTAAAGGCATCAGAGAGCAGCTTGTTATTGCTGCCTGTCATCAGGTAGATTGCCCTGCGAAGCCATTGCTCAATGGTCAGGCAGTTGGCGGTAGAGGCATACTCTCCGGCATTTATTTCGCTGATAGTTATTTGATATCCTTTTTCAATATCAACCGTGACACCATTAAGGACAGTGCTAAAGGTGTCCTGCACAAAGAATAGCGAAATTGTGTAAGCTGTTGGTATTGTGAATGAGCCTGTAAATGTCTGATTTACATTGATTGTTTGGCTCGGTGTAAGGTCAATTGTGTATAAATTAGTGCTGCCAGCGGGAATATTGCCATTAAGAGCAATAAAGGCCAGAGTTATTTGAATGTTCCCCGCTGTGTCATTATTGGTAAGTGTAAAATCAATTGTTACCTCATAGTTCCATGTCCGAGTAGTGGTAGCATTATTCTTTAAAATTGGAGTTGTCTCCCAATTGATTCTGGTAATGAATATAACATTGGTATCAAAGGTGCTGCCATAGTTCTCCTTAAAATCACTCTGCTGCCAATAGGTAGGAACAACTGCAAATCTCTGCGCAAGTGGGCCAAGAGGGCCATTGTAAGTTGTAGTGCTGCTATCAGCCAAGTTCTTACCATTGGCCTGAAGGTACAAGTCCTGCCTGTGCAGCCTAATCTCCTTCTGAGTCAGGGCAGTAATGGCATTGCCATTCAGGTCTGTTGTGCTGGTCAGGTCAATCTCTACATCCTGCCGGGCCTTAAACTGCTCCCTGAAGTTGTCATCAATGATGCCTACCGTTACCTCCCAGCTATCAGTGTCGCAGACATTATGCTCCTGATAGATAGACAAATTGAGCATGCCTATAAACTCAAATGGCGCACCATTGTAGCCTACATCAGAGGTTATCTTAATCTCAATCTCTGCATTGATGAAGTATAGGTCATAGAGTGCTTTAATCAGCTTTGCGCCCTTGCCATAGAACCTAACCTCTGTGCTGAATGGCTGGTCAATGCCATGACTCTCCATTCTAATTGCAGTGAACTCAATTGCATCCCAGCCAATAGGTTCTTCAACCTCATCATTATTTAAATAGAATCTCCAGCCTGCCATGTCGCAAAGGTAAAAAGAAAAAGCCCCTGCATTGCAGAGGCTCTTTACCCCGTTCTAATCTAAACCAATAGTTCTATGATGCGGAGCTTCTGAATCGATTGTTCAATATTTTAGTTGTCCTTCTTGGTGTCCTGATGAACTTCTCAAAGCCTCGCTCATCCATGTTGAGCTGAGTGATGGGCAATGACCTAATGATGCTGCCTAACTCCTTGAGTTCACCCACCACCGGAGAGGCAGAGCTGCTTCTGTTGGCATAGTGGTTAGCCAGGAATAGCTCTTGCTTGCTGAGTGCATGGTTAGGAATAACCTGTGAGCCTTTTGGCAGATCAACCAGAGTAGCAGTTGGTGGTGTGAAGTACACCTTACCTGACTCAGTAACCACCTTTTCAACTCCTCGCTCACCTACAATTGCTCTTCCTCCCTCAAATGGCTTACCTTTTGTACCTTCTGCAAACTCAGGCACTGGTTGAGACATAATAAAGCCAATCTGAGCAGCCTGATTGAATAAGGTAAGGGCAGCAAGAGGCAATGTCACAGGATTGCTTGACCATTTAGCCACTATTGAGGCAGTTTCAAATATTACCCTTGCAACGGCTGCTGTCTGTTCTGCCTTCCATGCCTTCATTTTTAGCTCTTTCTCCTTCTCTGCCTTGCGCTGATTAATTTCATCAATCTTCTGCTGATTGCCATCGGCCAGCCTGATTTGCTCCTCTGATTGCCTGTCTAATGCAGTTAGCTGCTTGTCAATGTTGGCCGTGTATAGACTTGTGAAGCCATTTGTAAGAGTTGATGCAAGGTCAATGGTTGCCTGAATCCTTCTCTGCTTTTCTTCCTCTGCTTCTTTTGTGTCTTTTGCTTCTGATTTTTTGATTTTTAAAAGCTCTAATCTTAGCCTCTTATTCTCCTCAATCAGCTGTTCATTAACACCAACAGCATCCTTTATGCCTTTCTTTCTTGCCTCCTCATTGATTCTGATTAGCTCGTTATTGTAGGCAATCTGATTTTGGATAAGGATGTCTTTTTCAGTCTCATCATCCATGATTGTTGCCTTAGTTATGGCATCATTTAGCTTCTTTTGCCTTTCTGCTGACTCAAGAGATGCCTTGTAAAGTCTCTGGTCAGTATCAATTTCTGATTGAATTATTTCTTTAGAGTTTTTGTCATATTCAGCCAGGATGTCTTGCTGTTGCGTTTTAAGAATAGCAACTGTTGTTCTTGCCCTATCCTTAGCGGCCTGAACTCCTCTGTCTCCATACTCCTTTGACAACTTTAAGACCTCCGCGCTATTGGCTGCTTCTGCCTCCAGATTGGCAACTGATTGCTGTTGCAAATCAACCGTCTGCTTTATGCGTTCCAGAGTTATTAGTTTATCAATATTGAGCAGCTCCAGTTTTCTGTTGTATTCAAGTTCAAGTGCCTTTCGCTGCTTTTCAAGTTCTTCTGGAGTCATCGCTTTAGGTGCAGTAGGAGCATTGGCTACTACACCAACAATCTTAATGTATTGCTCCTCCATTGCCTGAAGTACCTTCAGTTCATTCTCCTGCTTTGTCAGATTCATCTGAAGCCTGCTGCTCATTGTGCCAGCAGCAGCAATGCGAGCTTCAGCAACTTTCTGCATCTGAGCATCAATCCTTGCCTCAAATGTCAGTAGCTGATTTCGGGCAATCTGCCTTCTTATGCCTTCAAGATTGGCAGCAGTTATTCTGATTTGATTCTGCTGGTCTAACTTTATTGTCTCTCTTGTCAGCTCAGTCTCAATGCGCTTTTGTGCCACTGCTTCGGCATTGAACTTAGCCTGCCTCTCTGCTGCTGTTGTGCTTCCTGCCTTAGCAAGTTCAGCTGCTATGCCTGCTGCCAGGTCATACGCACCTTTGAGGAATGGATTGAGTTTATTGCCAATTGCCAGAATAAGCTGGTCAATGGATGAGTTAAATCGGTTCTGGGAGGCTGCAAGTGAGGTCACCTGTGTATTACCCTTACCGAATGTATTTTCAAGCTCAGTGGCAAACTTAGGCAGGAAGTCAGCAGCAAGTACCTGACCTTTCTGGAGCATCTTGTTGAGTTCTCCTGTTGTCACTCCCATTGCCTTAGCAGCTATGCCAAATGCGCCTACGAGTCGCTCACCAAGTTGGCCTCTAAGTTCTTCAGCCTGCACATTTCCTTTGGACATCATCTGTCCAAGTGCCAGGAATGCGCCTTTAGTGTCTTCCGCAGTCAGACCCATGACTTGTGCAGCCTTGGCAACTGCTGCAAATTGTCTGTTAGTCTCCTGACTGCTCTGCCCGGCTAAGTTGGCAGCAGAGGCAAAGGTCTTATAGCCTTCTACTGCTCCTCTTAGATCAAGTCCTAACTTCTGTGCTGTCTGCCTGATGAACTCAAAGTTCTTATTGCCCATCTCGGCAGAACCAGAGGCAAAGTCAATGGCTTTCTTCATTGACTCAAACTTTACAGTAGTTTCTACAACAGCAGCAGCAAACTGTTTAATCTGACTTACTGCAAACAGGCCACCAAGCACACCACCTACCTTGCCAGCAATGCTGCCAAGTTCGCCCATTGACTTGTTGGTGTTGTTGCTCTCCTGGTTGAATTTCTTGAGTTCAGCCAATGCCTGCCTCTCTTCTACTGATAGCTTGTCAAAGGCCTGAGCAGCAGCCTCAAGGTTGGAAGTCTCAACGACATACCTAATCTTGATGTCATTATTACTTAGTGTTGCCATGCCCCAAAGATAGCAATTAAAAAAGCCACCAGATTCTGATGGCCTTTTACCCTCGAAAAACAAATCACTTACCCTTTTTACTTTTCTGGGCAGCAATATAGCTGCTCACGATTAGATAGTATTCATAGATTGGCCTTTCGACCAGGAATTTAAGTTTGACAGCATCTCCACCTGCGACTCTAAACTGCTCATCAAAGCGGAGTCTGTGCTGTCGTGTAATTGAAGTCCAATAATGTGTTTCAGGTTGTTTAGGCTTTGCAGAGTTTCTGCCCGCAAATAAGTCGGGAAATTCGTGCTGTATTCGGTCAAAGAGGGCAGATAGGCGTACTCTGGCAGTGTCAAAAAAAAACCCTCTACATCATTGTGCTTCATCCAATGCTCCAGCTTAGTCTTGTTGTATGGGTACTGATAATCCAAAGGATTCTCATGCTCATCAAAGTAAACAACTGTTGCCAGCTTCAGCTGCCGGAGCAGGCTAACGCTCATCTCCATTTGCTCTTTCAGCCTTGAGGCCAGCACACCAATCTCATATAACTTCTTATCATCCTTCTTCTTCTTGTCCATGAGCAAGTTTATTAGCCCATTGTTCCAGCCTCTCAGGAAGTCTGGGTTGATTTGCCAAAGTTCCTCGGTGAAGATGTCCCGGGCAGCTACTGCTCTTTGGAATGGCACATTGACCTCAGCTACGAATTTAAAGTAGTTGACTCCACCTGAGCAGAAGGCAAACTCAATTTGATCCCATCGGTCTTTTGGGGCTACTCCTTTGTAAAGTATTCTGCCTGCTTCTCCCTGAACAGGAGCTTCTTCTGCCACCGGTTGAACAGGAGCAGGAGCAGATGGTTTGCGCCTAAAAATATTGAGCATAGATAAAACGGATAGTCAAACATAAGCCAGGAGATGACAAGGAACTGCCAAGCTCCTGAGCAGAAAGGGCATTCACCAAGTGGCTTCGCCCAATTCATGGGCAGCTTCTGAATCTGAGAGAGATACCACTGCCCAAGTGGGTGATCCTCCAGCAGGTAATCCAGAAACAAAGAGAAGGATGCGCTGAGTGCGCTGATGAGCAACAACTTCAGCAGGCTCTCCATCGTGTGGAAGCTCAATGAGGCAACAGCCTCTGCGCTTGCCTCCGCAACTTGCATCAATATCATAATTCATCATGGGTAAAGTATTGGCTGATTATCGTTGAATATGTTTAGGATGACTAAGTTATCATCTTGGTTTGTGTAGGTCTGTGAGAAGCTCATGCAGATGTCTGTGTATTGCTTGCCATCACCGGCAGTGAATGTCACAGGCTGCAATGTAGCAGAATTTGTGAAGCTCAATGTGTAGCTGCCACCCCAAGGATTCAGGAAGCCTTCAGGCATGGCCTCAAAGTCAGCATCAACAAAGCCATCTAAGTCAATAGTCAGCAGTTGCTGAACGCGCACATTTACTCCTGGCTTAGTGATATTGAGCAGTATTTCAGGCTCAGTGTAATCGTTAGGCACTTGAATGTAGAATGCAGTCGGGCAAGCATTGAGAGGCTCGCAGACCTTGAAACAATCATTGCAGCATTGTGCCATACTTCTCCAGGTTAAAGTTGCTTGTAATTTCAGCAAAGTTAGAGAAAATGAAGTAGCGAAAAGCATCCAATGCGTGAGACTTGTCAGGGTTCTTATTCTTCCATGCATCAAGGCTGCCCTGCCGGTCTACCTTGGCCTCCTTGAGGTCAGTTACAAGTTCATCACATCGCTTGCTGCTAATCTGAACCTTGGCCTTCTGAAAGGTCAGGATTGTCACAAGCCTGCTGGCTATGTGGCTCGGATTTGAGCGAGGAACTTGCAGTTGCATGTCTGGGATGCCCAGATAGTTCTTGATGAGGGCATAGGCACTGATGTTGTCCTGAGTGAAGGCATTGCGAGAAGCACCTGAGGCATCACCATTGATGATGTAGGGAATGTTTGGGAACTCTTGACGGATGGTTTGACATAGGCTTGCCAGGTCTCCCACCCGATACACCTTGATGATGTTGATGGTGGCATAGAAGATGCCCTCCTCTGAGTTCTTGATGTATTGGCTGACTACGCATGTGTTAGTCACATTGAAGTCAAAGGAGAGGTACAGGTTATGCGTAGGCGAGGCCTTGATGTAGCCATCATAGACATGCTTGCTGTAATCGAATGAAGTGGCAAAGAGGCTTTCCCTATCCCAGATGCCCCACTGACCAAGGGCATAGACTTCGTAATAAGTCTGGCTGACTGACTTCAGTGCCTCCATCCTTGTGACATACTCATCATCAAGAAAGCTCAGAGCATCCTTGTAAGTGCCATGCAGCCTGAGTATCTGGTTCTGCTCCTTTGCCGGCACATCGTCAAAAAATCGCTTCTTTATCCAGTGGCTATCGGAGACTGGATTGAAGGTCAGGAAGAATCTCTTTGGTGTCTCTGACTTACCTCTGAGGCGCAAAGTGATCTGAGTGAAGTCCTCCAGACTTAGCTCAGTAGCCTCCTCAATCCAGATGTACTTAGCCTGGGAGAGTGACTTTAGCTTCTCAGGATCATCACAGCCAAGGAAAACAATCTTATTGCTGCCGGATTGCAGCTCAAGGTATCCTGTCTTGGCCTTAACCAACTTCTCAAAGCCCCATTGGCTTATCTTGTTCCTAAAGTCAGCAAAGACTGAATTACGCAAAGTGCTGGCAACCTTCCTGATGACAAAGTAAGTCTGGAATTGGTTGGCCTTATGATTGCATATCTCAGCCAGAAGCAGCTGGATCATGGTCTGACTCTTTCCACTTCCTGCTCCTCCCCATAAGATGTTGTAGGTCTTAGGCTCAACCAGAGCAGGCAAGTACTTCTGACTCCACAGGTCAGGAGATGACAAGTCAACTGTTATCATCGGATGCTTGGCCTATTGGCTTGGGCAGAATGACTGTTGTTAGATTAGCCTCTACATCAATGTCTTGCTTTGGCTTCCCATAAGCTCTATCAAATAGAACCTCAGCTGCTCTTACATCTCCTCTTACTGCTTTTGCTCTTAATGCAATTAAAATTGCCTCAGCAGCAGTTTTTCCATCCTTCTGATCTCCAAGGACATTAGCAAGTAATTCCCTTAATTCAGGGATTTTCTTAGGTCTTCCAGCAGGATTGCCAGACTGTCCTTTTTTCCATTTACCTTTTTCAAGATTCTCCGGTCTTGGCATCCTTGTTTTGTCCTTGTAAAGTACCTTGTGACATTATCACTTATTATCTGCGTAAAATCTGCGAGCATAACGGCCATATTTTTGTAGCCGATCGGTTAATTGTTTGCTCTGCGTAATATTCCAATTCATTGGCTGACCTGACTGTGTAAATACATTTACTTTCCCAGTCTTGACATCAATGTATGCTGTCTGTTTTACTTTTTTGGTATTATAAACAGGCCCACCATTGATGTATAACCTCTTCTGGTCTCCTTTTTCCCAATATCTAACATCTGCGCCCATTTTTTTGCCAACTGATTTAGCAAGTTCCTGTCCTTCAACTCTGCGAAATCCTGGGCCTGATGCTGCTCCACCGCCTCCGGTTGCTTTTTTGCGTACACCGCCTGATGCTTTAGCCATTTTTTAAGGTCATTATATTGTCTTGCCAAATTAAGTTTTTTTCTTGGCAAAACTTATGTACTTGCTTGCCGCCTCCATACACCACCATAAATGGGTTGTCAAGGCCAGATATTTCTTTAGCTATATGATATTCAGCTTCTAAATCATCAAATCTATTAGCATAAGCACGGGTTGCAAAGGCATTATAGCCTTTGGGAATGCCTAATTGATTAAGCTCTCTAAACTTCTTGCTGACATTAAGATCAACCAATACTTTAATTTCATTGGATTGCAGGAATCTGGCAATCCATCGCTTCTTGTAAATTAGAAATAAGCCATAGCTCTTAGGTGTCTCATTGAATAGACTAAGGTTAGGTTCAACAATAGCCTTACAACCTGACTTAATTAGCTTATATGGGTCATCCCAAAGCGCATCGAACCGATAGTCATCTACATAGAAGTGATAAGTACCTGGATTACCATTATCCCTGCTCTGAAAGCCATAAGGAGCAAAAGGAATATCAAGCATTGAAACCGGATAAAGTGGTAACAATGTTGGTATATCATATTCATTATCAGAAGGGAATAAGCAATCTGGAATCCAAGGTGCTTTTTCTTGCTCCTCAAATCCATCTGGATCAGGTTCATCAAATCCTGGTACATCTAATCCCCATTCTGCCAATTCCTCTGGCATGTATTCATTGGCTAACGAATCCCAATCCCACTCACCGAATCCAACATTGTCTTTAATAATGAACTCACGCTGTTTGGCCTCATCCCAATCAACTACCTCAACAGGCACTTGCTTCCACATGGCTTCCTTCATGGCTTTGAATCGCATATTGCCTCCAAGGATAACCATGTCCTGATTAACCACTATTGGCCTGACATTTGCCATCTCTGGGAAGTCCTTAAGCGACTGAACGAGCTTCTTGAACTTATCATCCTTAATAAGTCTGGGATTGCTCGGATTGGGCTTAATTTCTGAGATTGAAACTACTTGCATGCAGGATTATTTCATCTTTGGCTTCATGCTTGGCATCTTAGGCTTTGCCGCTTTCTTAGCCTTTTTAGCCACAGACAGAGCAATAGCTACTGCCTGCTTCTGAGGCTTGCCTGCCTTCATTTCGGTCTTGATGTTTTTGCTAATGGTCTTAGCGGAGTAGCCTTTCTTTAGCATAGTCTTAAAGTTTATGCAAAGATAAGTATTTCAAAATTGCCTCATAAACTTCAAGCTGATTGCGCCATCTGCGCTTGTGTCCAGGAGCAGCATCTTGGATTAATAGCTTATTTTTTAGCTGAGTTATTTTTCTGCCAAGATAATCCCGGCAGTCTTGACTTGTCATCATAGTTGGTTTAAGTTCGTAAATAAGATCGCTGCTGTAAGTGCTTTTGCCTTCCCACTGTTGAGGCACTTGACTAATATGGATTTCCTGAATCATAGTCTGTAAGCTGCATGAGTGGACCATTGAATCGCAAAGGTATTATTCCTGTGCTGCCAGAGCGCATCTTAACCTGGTCAATCAGGCAAAGGCCAGCATTATGCAATTCTGCGCTGCCGACTTTGGTGGTGGCTGTTGGCTCAAAGTAGTACTCAGGCCTCATCATCATCCAGATGACATCAGCATCCTGCTCAACTGAACCAGACTCTCGGAGGTCGCTCATGAGTGGCATTTTATCACCTCGTTCATCCACTCTGCGGCTAAGTTGAGACAATGCCACCACCGGAATCTGGAGTTCTTTGGCAAGCAGCTTTAGACCTCTGCTTATTTCGCCTATGATGTTCACTCGGTTTGTTTCTTTTGGATTGACTGAGTTAATAAGGCCAATGTAATCCACAAACAGCACTCTGATGTTGTGCTTGTTTTTCCACATGGTGGCCTTAGTTCTGATTTTAGAGATATTGACATATCCTTCATCGCTTATCTTGATAGCCCAAGCCTTCATTGCCTGGATTGCTTCATAGAGATTGTTGCGGTCAAGGTTAGTCAGTTCACCTTGCTTGATTTTGTAGGCCCAGACATTGGACTCCTGAGAAGCCAACCTCTGCACAAGCTCATGCTTTGTCATCTCAAGGCTGAACATTCCGCAACCTATGCCCTGCTTTGCCAAATTGCGGATAAGTGTAACCACAAGGGCAGTCTTGCCTTGCCCTGGTCTTGCACCTACAACAGTAAGCTCGCCATTGGTCAAGCCTCCGCATAAAGTGTCCAAGGCATTGATGCCTGTCCGGTAGCCAGCTATTTCTCCAGGTTTGGCATTAAGCCACATCTTTGCCGACTCATTGAGCTGCTTCAGGAAGTCATCATCCTGATTGGTGATCGCAGAGGCAAGGAGGTTATCAAACTTGTTCTGATACTGGGCAAAGATTTCAAAGATGTCACCTGAGTCGCTCTGAGTGTGCTGATGCAGCTCAATGCTGAGTGCATAAAGTTTTGCCTTCAGATAGTTTTCAATCAACAGTCTGCAATGTGTCTCCACATGACCAGGAGATTTGAGTGAAGCATAAACTTTGGCAATTGCTTTCACCCCTCCGGCTTCCTTGATTAGGCCCGACTTCTTGATGGTGGCAACTGTTGTCTCAAGATCAACATGTTCTCCGGCATCTTGCAGTGCAAGAATAGCCTTGGCAATAATCTTGTGCTGTTCAATCTGGAAGCAATCGAGATTAGGCAAAGTTGAGAATGCCATGAGCCTATCTTCGGCTGATAGCATCATTGCGGAAAGGACTTGCCTCTCCAGTTCTTCATTTTCAAAATTCATAGCTATTGGTTTGAGGTAAATGTAAAGGATTCGTGGAATCGGTGCGACCGGCCGGCCGGAACTTCTACGGTTTGCTCGTTATTTTTTCTTTTAGGATAATTCGATTGATTCCTTGCCCAAGTTGCCAACCTTCTTGAAATGTCAAAGAACTTCTCAGCTTGATATCTCATCTTGCCTTTGCCATCCTTCTCCATCCAATAGGCCTGAAAGTCTGCCAACATTTGCTTGTCATATTTAGACTCGAATAGTGAGAGGTCTGAAAGGTCTATTCCCTCATTCTTTAGTTCTTTAGTTCTATAGTTCTTTAGTTCTTCTATGTAGGGCAGTGCTTCGTGCTGTGCTTTGGTCAGTGCTTCAGGCAGTGCCTCAGTATCTGCTTTGGTATTTTTGCCCCAAGCAACTACCACAGCTTGATGCTGATTGATGGCCTTCTGGACTATTCGTATAAAGCCAAATTCAGCAAGATCATTTAGGCATTTTGAGTATGTCTTATAGTTGCGGATGCCTGTGGCTTCCATTGTAATTGCTGATGGAAGGCCAAACTTATCCTTTTGACTTAGCTTGTTCCAATGATAGACTAAGTAGAAGTAAAGCTCCGTGTGAGCATGAGTTACTTTTTCAGGATGCTGGAATCTGAACTCAAACCAGGCATCTGTTAATTGATAGCCATTCATAGGTATATTCCACTATCAAGTAATATTTGTTCAACTGAAGGCATATCTAAAAAATTATCGTAAACACCCTCTGCAACAATAGACTCATCCAGCCACACCATAACCTTTACATTGTTAAGTTCTGGACTGTGAGTAATCTCAATTTTTAATTGTTTAAAAACTAAATGCATAAAAATAAAAAGTCCTTTGTTCGCCGTTCGGGGTAGCAGACCCTACTAAGCGGACAAAGGACATTAAATAATTAAAACTACGCTGCTGCTACCCAGCGGTCTTTCGACATGCAATAATAACTACTCTTTCTGAAAGTTGTTTATATGCTCTGTGAATTTTGTGAGAGTCTCATCATCCATTTCAAAAATCTGCCAGACCAGGTCTATGATGGAGTGGTTGATGCTCTCCTCTGCCTTAATCATCTCCTGGTCAAATTGCTGATGTAGAAACTTCTCAAACTGAGCAGCATCATTCATGAGCCTATTGAAGTGCAGCTTTACATCCTGCCTTGGCTTACGGTCAGAATACCTTATCACAGTGCCTACTTCGAGCAGGCCTTTCACGAAGAAGGTGAATTTGCTAAAGTCGTTCATATTGGTCTATTGCTTTAAAAATCTGTAACGCTACTTGAGGCACTATGGCATTTCCTCC